AGTTGAATGGCTACGTAAAAAAGTTCAGAAATTACTACAAAATAAAATAAATAAATGGAGACAAAGCCGCCAGAAAAAAAAGGACTCATCAGCAAGTTAAAAGAAGCTGCTGAAGACAAAGAACATCAAATAGAAATATTAGGAACATTTGTAAGGCTTGGTGTAGTCGTCTGGTCAGGTTTTATCATCACGATGAACTATATAGAAATACCAATGGTTAAAAAATCTGGTAATTCAGATATCACTTTCGTCGCCAGCGTATTTACAGGAGCCCTAGCCACATTCGG